TCAGATTTCGTAGCTGCCCTCAAAGCGGATGGTGTGAGCACCAGAGAAGGGGGAGCCGGCGGCGCTGGAATAGAGCCGGATGGCCGTCGAACCGGGGGCTGCGCTCCCCCAAACTCCAAGGCCAGTCGATGCGTTGCCGCCATGAGCGACAATCGGGCCGGCAGATATGATGGGGAAGGTGATGTCCAGGAACCCGTTTGCGGTGCCGACGCTGGTGATCACGATTGTGACCGTGTAGTGCAGCCGATTGCCGAGGATTTGATATTTCCCCTCAGATGTATACCCGCCAAGGACGCCGCCGGTCGATGTGACTGTCGGGGTCCACTGATCTTCCTTGTATCGGTCGAACGTTGTCGGGTCGGCACTGAGGACGGCAGTCGCCGGAAAAGCCACATTGTTCGCAAGGACGCTTTTTGCGTATACGTTGTTCCACACCTCGGTTGCCGAGCCGATGTTCTGAACGTTGGTGACGTTCGGGAGGATGCTGGCATAGGTCTTGAACTTGGTCAGCGAGCCGTCGCCAATCTGCGCCTGGTTGCTTTCGGTGGCCTGAGCGTTGAACCCGAGGTTCAGGGTATTGCTGAGTGCCCCGCTCGCTGGGCCGGCCAAAGCGCCCCAAGAGGTGTTGAAATGCCCTGTGCTGGTCAGGCCTCCAGAACCGTCACCACCAATGGTGTTGTAGGTTCCGCTTGTCAGAGCTGCGAAGCCCCCGCGGGCGAATGCGTGGTTGCCCTGTCCGGTGACCGTGGTGATCGATGCGCAATTGTGGCCGTAAAACATGCCGCCAACGCCACCCGTCATTTTCAGGTATCGACCGGCGTAGTTGCCCATGACAATGACATTCTCGACATCATAAGGGTCGAGAAGCGCGGCGGCATGGTCTGCCGGCTGGCCGCCATCGAGCGCGTTCCAGCCGAGGGCAATCACACTCTTGAGCGTCCCGCCGGCATATCCGGCCGAGCCGGCAAGGATGCTGTCTCGAATGTCTGTTTTGTGCAGGCCGGCCTTGGCGCCAAGGGCTGCGAACTGCCTGCTGAACGCAAGGTGCAGGCCGATGTCCGTCCCGAACGCATCGCAGTATTGCCCGTCAGCGAGCTCCTGAAGATTGCGGAAACCAACACCGTTCACGCAATAGAGGTTGTTCGCGAACGCTCCCGCGTAGGTGCCGATGAAGTTCGAGTTGGTGGCGTTGTTGTTCGCGCTGGAGAGAACGCTGTCGCCGATGGCGATGGTGTTGACGCCGGTCAGGATGCCCCCGCTGTCGTGAGGGTCAGGTCGGGCGCCGGGGCCTGCAGAAATGCTGTTGAACGGGGAGCCGAAAAGCTTGATGATCGCGTCGAGCTGCTGCTTCGGGACCGCATGCAGAGGATCGACAGCGTTTCCGAACAGCGTCAGCTGCCCTGTCATGGGCGCCCGGCCGTCCCTCAGAAACGAGAGGTTCAGGGCTTCCTTGATGTCCTCGAGCGGCGTGTTGTGCTGAGAGGAGGAAAAGATAGTCGTATCCGGCGTGGCCTTGTAGCTCGACGGGAGAGTGTAGAGTCCGCTGGACGAATAGGGCATACTGGCCACCTCTTGGTGGCCTATGAATTGTCAGCATTTTTCCGAGAAAATAACCCCGCGTTTTTGCCTTGAGGAACCATGAAAAAGCAGTTTGATTTCGGCACTTACGCTGGTCTTGCTGGAGCGTCGTTCGCCATCACGGCGGGAACGCGAGGGCTCCCGCCGTTTACCGTCTATGACGCCATTGGGATGGCGATCTGCGGGGTCATCGGCCTGTGGCTATGGAGCGACAAGTTCCCGTCCAGCAGGGACGCTGCCGGCGACAAGCGACCTGACCAGCGCATCGCGTTTGTCGCGGGAAAGGCGTTCAAGCGCATTTGGCGTCCCAAGCGCCGCTGATTTCGACCCGCCGGCAAGGATGATCTGCATAAGGTCGTCCACCCTGCGCTTTGTCATGTGATCGGCGGCCAGCTTGGCCGCATAGCCTGCGCCGGCTAGCGGGATGGATGCGCCACCAGACGCGCCGGCCATCACCGATTGTATCGCCAACATAAGCCCGCTTCCGGTTGGTGAGAGCTTCCCGACTTGACGCAAAACGTTCTGCCCCGGGGTCCCTTCCACGGCCGCCCTCGCCATACCAAGCTCGTCAGGCGTGAAGCCGCGCATCTGCTTGTTGTCGAGCAGGATCTTGGAAATCTCCTGCCGCGTGGTGTTGTCGACATTCCCGCCGGTGCCGGACTTGGCCGCACGGATGCCGGCTCGGTCGAGCAGTCCTTCGACCTTATCCGCCTTCGCGCCGCGATGGTAGAAGTCCCTTGCCGTGTCCAATGCCTCAGATCCGGCCTTGGCATTCCCCATGAGAACGTCGCCCGGCTTGGTGTTCATCACCGCCGTATCAAGATCGTCGATGATCCCGGTCAGCATCGCGTTGTTCTGCTTGTTGCCTGGGATGTACCCGCCGGAGATGAGTTTCCGGGCGGTATCAACGCCCTTCAATGTGACGTTTTGGTCGGCAAGACGCTTGAGCTCCCCAAGGGCGACATCAACCCCGGGCTGGTTTTTGGGGTGATACCCCATGTCCGTCGCGCGCTTTATCGCATCCTGTTCAACGCGCTGGATCATCTGCGGCGTGTAAGCGACACCGGACGCATCGGCGGCTGCATAAGCTTTGCTGGCTGCGTCTCTCACTTCGTCGATCGTTGGAACAACAGGCTTCTTCCTGAATGCGGCGCCGATAGCCTCGCCGGCCTTCGACAGACCGGCGCCGATCAGATTGCCCGCCGCGCCGCCGGCAATACCAAGCATGGCGCCCTCGCCGATGTCTGTGTCATGCCCCATCGCGCTTGCGGCGCCCATGGCAGCACCATCGGCGGCCGAGGCTGCTGTGCGAGCCCCAAGGCCGAACATCCCGCTCGCGCCTGACGGGACAAGCCTTGCGGCCGTGAGTCCGGCTTTTGCCAGCATTCCGCCGCTGGCCACACCGCCGGCGACTCCGGCGGCTGTCCCTGCCCATCCGGCTCGGGTTCGCGCATCCTCTGTGGCCCGCCTCCGAGCTGCAAGCTCCTCATCGTATGACTTCCCGCCAAGCATGGAATTCAACTTGGCCGCGCCCTTGTCCATGGTGCCAAAAGACACGTCATCGATCGCGATTCGCGCAATGTCGTCTACTGCTGTTGCCGCCTTGGAGTACCAAGGCTTGGCATTGAATTCGTCCTGCACCTGCTGCTTGCGTGACGGCGCGAGCGTTTTTGCCGCGTTCATGGCCGCCGATTGATCCGGAGCCTCGATTTCGTAGACCTTCCCGCCGATGTCGACTTCGAACGTTGCCATTATCTCTTCTCCCGAATGCGAACGCCGTTGCCCATATCCTTCCACCCATCGGCGGGCGCCGCCGGCTTCGGGGCTTCCGCGGATGGCCGGGCGGTGCCGAACTTCTCGCCCATCTTCTTGGCGCGCTCCAAGCCGGACCTGACGACTGTTTCGAGGTCGTCAAGGGCGGCGTTGAAGTCCTTCGCAGACTGGGCAGCATCAAGCCGGGCGAGCGCCTGTGTCGCCTTCGCTCCCTCGGCATCGGTGATCGCGCCGCCGCCCCTCAGCCCGTTGTATGCCTCGAGGAAGGTCTTGCCCTTCATCTGCTCGACGCGCTGGTTGAACCCGTAGGCGTCGGTCCCTGGGATGTTGCGCGTGGCCTTCCCGACGAGCCCAAGACCGCCACCCGAAAGCACACTGTCGGAATTCGATTTGTGCGACTTGATCGCTGCGATGTCCTTCAGCGTCTGTTCGGCCGTGGTAATGGCCGCTGGAGCGCTCGCGGCGATCTTGCCCTCGGATTGCCCGATGGCCTCCTGCGCTTCCTTGCCGCGGATGTCTTTCGCCTGTCGGCCGACAACCGTGCCTGTTTTGCGATCCATGAGGACGTACTCGGTGCCGGTGTCGATCTTGTCGATCCCGCTGGCGATTTTCACGCCCGGTGGAAGTTTCATCTGGTTCGCGTTGCCCTGATCGTCAGGCTGCAGGAGCACCGTGTTGCCGTCAGCATCGGTGCCGTAAATCGGCTGGAGCGAGCGCTTCGGCGTGGCGTCTTCGTCGGACTTCTTGACGGCCAGCTTCCACTGGTCAGATGTGCCTTTCTTCCGCTCGTAAAGGTTCCCGCCGATGATCTGCGTTTCCATCCCCGGATTGGAAACGGATCGTTCCTTCTCAGCGACGTTCAGTTCCTTCATGCGCTGGTCGAGCGGGTCTTTCGGGACCGCCATGATGGGTTCCATGGCGCCAGTTTTCGGGTTCGTCCGGTAGACCTGGTTCCCGACAGTCGTGAAACCATAGTTGGGGCTTTCCTCCTTCGTCGCGTTGGCAAGCAGCGCCTCGACAACCTTCTGTTGACCGGGCGAGGCGAACTTGTAGGCAGGCGACGACATGAACTGCATGATCTTGGCCGCCTTGCCGGATGTCGCCGGAGACACCGGCGCCCCAACCGCCTGCGCGACCTGCTGCACCGGCGTTGCGGCCTGATCGGCCTGCTGCTGGCGGTTGGCGAGGAAGTCACCCGAACCGCCCGCGCTGGCGACCTGAACAGGAGCGCCGAATTTCCCGGTCCACTTGCCGGCGAAATCAGCCGCCGTCATCCCCGGCTTGCCGCCGTTCAGCCGGAACGCCTGCCCGCCAAGAACGCTTTCCGCCGGGGCGTTCGGGTTCGCCAGAAGCTTCGCCGCATTTCCAGCGCCCTGCTGGTGCGCAAGGTAGAGTTCCCCGGAAGTCGGCTCACGGCCAAGGACCTTCGCAAGCTGCTGCCGATTGTCCGAGGCGAGGCGCGCCGCCGCGTCGGTCGAAGCCGCCGGATCAAACGGGTCGAAGCCGCCATACTGCGCCCGCGTCCCGTCGATGAACTGGAACATGCCCTTTGCGCTGGAATTTGGGTTCGCGGCAGTCGGGTTCATGCCGCTTTCGATCTGCGCCGTTCGGGGCAGGTAATCGGCAGGAAGCCCGTACTTTTCCGCATTGGTCTTGAACATGTCAGCGAACTTGGAAGACGTAGGGACGCCATGCACCGCCGCGAAAGTCGGCATGGCGGGGATCTGCTCGCCAGAGGACATGGGCTTTTTCGGTTCGGCAGATGCGCCGCCAAGGAGAGCCGCGAATCCGTCAGATGCGGCCTTCATGCCAGCCTTGTCGGCACGATCGGCGCGGCGCTCCTCAATGGTGCCGTTCAGAGCGTCGACAAGACGGGCAGCACCCTGCGTCCAGTGCTGCACGGGCGATGTATCGATGCCTCGCTCAAGAAGCACCTTGGCAAGCGCCCGCTTGGCCTTGATGGCATCGGGAGACTGCATTTCATTTGCGTCGGTCGCCTGTCCGAAGTTCAGGAACATGGTTCTCCCCCATCAATACAGACTGCCGGTGGCAGAGCCGCCGCCGAAGCCGCTGCCGCCACTCCCGAATGTGCGGATCAGCGATCCACCAAGGCCGAACAGCCCGCCCATCAAGGCGTTGTTGCCGGAAACCTTGTTGGCGTAGTTCTGATAAACCATGCCGGAGTAGTCGGGCGCTGCCACGTTGGCGCGCGGCGTCTGCACGAACTGCGGCGCGCTGACCTGACCTGTGCCGAGCAGCGCGCCGATGTTGTTGATCACGTCGCGCTGCGGCATGCCGAGTTCGGTGATCGCCTGCTGTCGGTTCGCGAGCGCCTCCTGCTGGAATGCGTCAGTCCTGCCCTTTTCAAAGTCGGTCAGCGCGTCGGTATATGCCTGCGACCCCTGCTTGATGCCCCGGTTCGCCATCGCCGTTTCAAGAGCGGCGCGGTCGCGAGAGAATCGGTCGTCAAGGCGGCCGTTCACCATCGCGTCGGTCTTCGACTTGATCGAACCTTCGGAATAATCTGTCGGGCTTCCGAGCATACCCTGCGCGTTGCCAAGCAGCGTCACTGCCAGCTTGTTGGTGCCGAGGTCGGCCTGCTGTTCGAAGTCCTTCGCGGCCTGTTGCGTCGGGTTCAGGGTCTGCGTTGACGAGAGGCGCGGGACCGTTCGGGTCTGGCCGGTCGAGTCGGTGTAGGTCCAATCGCCATCCTGCGCCCATGTGACGTTGCCATCCGGCGTGTACTGATCGATCGCATTGGTCAGCTGGGTCGCGACAGCGGCATCCTGGTTGATGCCGGACTGCGCCTTTGCCGTGGCTGCCGGGTCGGGCTGCTTTGGCTGCTTGAAAATCCCCATGTCACGATCCCCCGAGCATCTTGCATTCGTTCTTGGTCATGCCGAACAGAATGACGTCGCCGCCGCTGAGGCGCTTCACGCCCTCCTGAACGAACCCGAACCGCTCAAGCACCTTGATGTTGCGCTTGTTCGATGCCTTGCATCGGGCGCTCACGCGTTCTTGCTTCCGATCGTTGAAGATGTAGCTGAACATCTGCTTCGCGCCGGTCGCGTACCAACCGCCTTCCGCGATCATCTCCCAGTCCTCTCCATCGGCGCTGGACGACAGGACGACTGCACCGCACGGGATGCGGTCCTTCTCCTCTGCATCCCTCGGAACGACGACCCATCCCATATAGCATTGGCGCATCATGATGGCCGTCGCATCGCTCGACACTTCATAGACCGGCGGGATATGGATACCCTTGCTGAGAAGGTAGGTTTTCGCCCTGTAGTCGTCCCTGACGATGACATTTTTCGCGAGGCTCATAGAACTGATCCTGTCTCTTCGATGAAGTCTGTGCGGATGAAATCGAGGTCGATCTCGTTCGTCTGCCCGAACGTGAACTGAACGCACGGCGCGACCGTCGCCCCGATGCCGGAGAGGGTTTGCCACTTGCCGGAGTAGACCTTCCCGCCTGACCACTTCCCTTGGTCCCAAAGCGCGTCATCCCAAAGCGAGCCTGACGCCAGAGCGGAGGATTGGGGCGGCGACGGGATATTCAGATTATAGTCGACGAGCGCGGTGATCTTCGGCCGGTACCGGTTCATGCTTCGGACAGCAACGCGACCGAGTTTCGGGAGAATGCGGCGAAGCTTGTTGCCCCTGAACTGCCCGACATAGATCGCGGTGAATGGATTGCCGTCATCTGCCCCGGTTTTCTCACCGTTGAAGATGGTCCCGGCTTCCCCGGCAAACACAAGCTCGTCGCCAAAGGCCGCCATGGCCAGAACATCCCATCCGGTCCAGCGCGACCATGCGCCGGTCTGCAGGTTGGCGACGAACTGGAATGGATCCTCACCCTCGATCTTCGGGACAGACACAATGGCGTAGCCGGTCGTATCGCGCCGGATGATCTTCCATGCAGAGATGTCACTGCGCTTTGCCGCGTCCAGCCAGAGCGGGCGGATATTCCTGGAAATCCCCTTGTCGGCCAGCGCGGCGGCGTCGAGCTGGACGATTTGCGACATGGGGAAAAGCCCCGCCTCCGTCATGATCGCGAGATCGCCGTCAGTCTTCATGAAGCAGTTGATCCCGCACGGCTTGCCCGTCCGGTACACGTCCTTGATTTCGAAGTTCGTCGACGGATCGCTGCCCTGATAGACGGCGATCTCCCCCTCGGACGACACGAAGACGGCCGTCGCCTGCATCCCGCCGCCATCGGCGCCATAGGACCACGATGCGCCAGCGACAAGCGTCCCGCCTTTCGAGAACAGGCCGCCGAGCGGAAACTTTGTGGCAGCGCCGCCAATGCTGTCGACGGGGAGATACCAGGCGTTGAGCGTCCCGGCTTCTATGAACCATTGACGCGACCCATGAAGGAAGACCTGCGACAGCGAGCTCATCGAAACGCCGGTGATGGCCGGCGATGTCGACCATGTAGAGCCGTCATAGACAAGCCGGCTGTTCCCGGCGCCGCATGCGATAAGGAATGCCCCGCCCGGCGTTGCGAATTGGACAGTGCTCCACTCGGTCGCAGCAAGCCCGGAGACGAGAGGTGCGCCAACCGGGCCGAACGTCGAGACATCGTAGATCGCCTGCGTGGCCACGCCTGAGAATGAGAACAGCTTGTTCACAGATCCGTTGCGGTAAACGGCGAACGCCCGGGTCCGGTTGGGGAGTCCGGTGTTGCGAGGGTCATTGCCGTTTCGAGGGCGCACCGTGTCCGACTGCACAACCCAATTGTCGAGCACAACCGCGCCGCCGTCAGGAACGTTCGAAATATCTTCGAACAGCCGAAGCCCTTTGACCGGGCCGGCGATGACCCGCGGCTTCCCGATGCTGTCGCGAGACGATCGACCTCGGCCGGCGGCCGGTGCGCCAGGGAGGAAAGGCGAGGCCATCATGGGACGCTCACCGTATAATCGCCAGCCAACCGGCGGCGGCGCTCGCCAAAGTCGATCGACCGGCGCGGTCCGTCTTCCGCGATCGCTCGGGCCATCTCCGAATTGAACTCGGCAAGCGCGTCGGCGTACGCCAGCCCCTTGATCGCCTGATACCGGTGAATGATGCCGAGGCGGATCAGGTGAGAAGGGAAAATCGGCTCGTCGGTTTCTTCATTCGTCCACGTCGAGAGATTGCCGACGATCCAATTCTTGGAGACGTAGGCGATCTTCATTGTTGCGCCGGCCGGCAGTGACGGGCGGAACTCAATGCCGCCTGATACCCTCCGATAAAGGCGCGGGAAGGTCACATAGAGCTGATCGTTCCATAGCCCATCGTCGTCGCAGTATTCAGCATGCCGCATGGTTGGGGATGCTTCGAACACCGCCTCGCTGGTGCGCTGGAGCCGGTCGAAATCAGCCGGGAGAGGGACGATCGCTGTCTCCGCCGGCGCAGTGTAGGAGTAGGTCTTTTTCGCCAAAGACCACGCGTGGCGGCTCATGATCCCCGTCGCGACCGAGCGAAGCAGGGCGACGATCTCCGAAACCGTTTCGTCGGAATTGGACAGCCATTGGCCAAACGTGCCAAGGCCGATCTCAATCGCCGCCTGCTCGAGTTCCTGCTTGATCGTCGCCACTGCTCACACCTCGTGCTCAGGCGGCATTCTTGGCCGGCTTGCCGCCCGCCTTGCCGCCGTCACTGTCGCCAGTTGCCTTCGGAGCGGTCAGCTCGCCAATCATTCGAAGCATCTCTTCATTCTGTTCCTTGAGAGCCTGAATTTCAGCGTCCTGATCCGCCGCGCGCTTCGCCGCCGCATGGGTGTCGCGCGATGCGAGGAAGCGCTTCGCCTGCTCGCGAAGCTCGCGCATGTTCGGAAGCTGAACGCGCCCCAAGGCGCCGTCCGGCATTTCCGCGATGTCCTCGACCGTGCGGATCGCGGCCATGCGGAGAACCTGAACCTGATCAGGCGTTACGCCCGGCCAAACGGAAAGCGGCGTCCCTGTCTCGGGGATTTCAGCCCCTTCCTTCCACGCCTTGTAAGCCGGCTCGATCTCGGCCCATCGGGCGGCAAGGAACGCGCCGCGAAGCCCCTGATCGTCGTTCTTGAACGCCTTCTTGGGCGGCATGAGGCGGTCAACGCGCTCCTCGGTCTGCGTCGACTGCACAGCATGCGCAGGGGCATAGGTCACCCAGTCATGCGGCTTTCCGTCGTCGTCGAGACGCTGCGCGAAGCCAAGAATTCGAATGGTTGCCATTTGGCGGTCCTCGTGGTGAGAGGGCGGCTATTCGGCCGCCCCCTTTGGGTTAGATGGCGGTCTTCTTGAACCAGCACTGGTCGTTGGCGACGAGCGCCGAACCGGTTGCGTTGGTCCATGCGCCCGCGCCGGATGCCATCGTCATGGCCGGCTCGGTCAGAATTGCCGTGGCGCCGGCGGCGATCGCGCCGGACGCCTTGGCGTAGATGTAGACGTGACCATCGTCGGCCGTGAACGTGTTGCCGAGGGCAAACGTCTTGCCGTTGATCGCGTTGAGTTCGGTCGGCTGGGCGCCTACCAGAGGGGTGACAGGGAAGGGCATCGTGGTTCCTCGTGTTTGGGTTGGTGAGGGGCGGCATAGCGCCGCCCCATCGCGTTACGCCGCGTCGACCATGACGCCCTGAAGCGAGCGGTTGGTGCAGACGAGATTGCCCATCCAGTACATCGGCACGACAACCGCATCCTGGTTGGTCGGGCGCTTCTCGTCGTCCATCGTCCACTGCGCTTCCTTGTGCTGGACCAGATAGAGATAGTCCGTGTTCAGGAAGTAGGCTCGCTCGGCCGTGGTCGTGAAGTTGGCGTTGTCATCGAACACCACGTTCGCGTCCTTGTACTTCAGCGTGTTGAAGCCCGCCTTGGCCAGCTCGCCGTCAGCGTAGCGCTGGAGCTGCTGCTGAGACGACTCGAATGCCCCGTAGAAGTCCTGGGACATCACGATGAGGTCGGGCTTGTCGACGCCGCGCACGAGCGGATACCAGAGCGAGTTCATGTGGCCGACGATGTTCGCCGAGGTCCATGCATTGGTGCCGGTGATCTCGAGGAACTTGTTGCGCCAGAACGTGAACGTGGTCGAGTTGATCCCGCCAACCGTCCCCTGACCGTTGGTCTGGATCAGGTTTGCCAGCCCGTTGATCTGGTTCGGAAGCGACCCATCGGAGTAAACGTCGAGCGACATCTGGTTCGCCGCCGTCTTCTTCGCGTTTTCCTTGCGCTTCTTCACCAGATCAAACATGCGCTCCTTCGAGCCCATGTTCATGCGGATCTCTCGACCGGAAGCCGTGACGTGGAGAGCCGCCTGCATGTAGTCGTACTTGACCGAGGTCAGCACGTCCGAGGCGTTGGTGTTCAGCGCCTCATAGCCGGAATAGCGCTGGAAAGTGCCATTCTCGGCATATTCGAGCGGCTCGGTGATCTCATAGCCGCCGGAAACGGTCTTGATCTTGCCCTTGCGCTTCATGATGTTCAGCAGCGCGTTGTGCTTCGAAACGTTGTCGGTGACCTTCGAACCCCAGGTGCGATCGGTCGTGGTGACAAGTTCGGTGAATACGGTGGAGGGGGAAGCCATCTGGGTTTACCTTCAGGATTTGCTCATGAGCCGGTTCCACGCGTCTTCCATGGACTGATCTTCAGTCATGGGACCACGCTGCCCCGGAGAGCCTTTGACGTTGACGGAGGTTGCTTTCTTCGCCGCCTCTCCCCGCTTGTCGGCTTCCACGGCGGCCTTCGATGAGGCGGCCAGCTTGGACCGTGTTTCGGGCATGGCATGAACCGCCATGTCGTACGCTTTTTCGAGAATGGCCATGGGCTGGGCATTCTCGCCAAGCATGCGCTTCGCGGTTACGACGAAATCAGGCATGACGGCCTCGACATCCGCATAGAGCGGCTTCGAATCAATGAAGCGGCTCACGGCGTCTTCGGCGGTTTTCGCCTGCAATACGGAATGGACCTCGTTCCTGATCGCGGCCGGGTTGCCGAGCTGCTCGATATGCGAACGAAGTTCCGTGATGGTTTGCCGCAGTTGTGCGGCTTCATTGGACATGGCGTTTCCGCCGAAAACCTGATCGGTGACGCCGTAGTTCTCGGCTAGCCATCGCAGGCCGCCGATCGGGTCTGCCTCAAGGCGCCTCTGCGCGTTCAGGAGCCGGGAAAACGCCTCGGCCGGCGGGATTGCCTGATCGTGAGCGAAGAATTCCGGGTTGCGCGAGATGACATCGCTGATCGGTTTATAGGACGCGATCTGCCTGCCCTGATCGCTCATCTGGCGATGCATCTTGTCGGCCCAAGCGGTGAGCTTGGCGGATTTCTCAGGCGCCATGCCATCGAAAATATCCGCCATGTCGGGCGTCATGTTCGCCGGAAGTGATACCTTCGGGGCTTCCTGATCCGCAGGAGCCTGCTGGCCTTCCTCATGACCTTCGGCGCCGTCAGGCACGCCACGAGCGGGCGCGCCGTCTTCGTCGCCATCCTGCTTGCCAGCAAAGCGGCCAGCATCATCGCGCTCGGGGCCGGTGATACGATCCCATGCGGCATCAAATGCAGCAGTATCTTCGTCGCCAGTGTTTGCGGCCGGTTCATCGGCGGCATTCTGGACTTGAAGGTCATCGGTCACGCTCGCTTCTCCAGTTTGTGACGGTTCTTCTCGGAAACCACGGCGGCCTTGCCCATGCCCGGCTCCCACTCGACGCAACCATTCCGCGCGAGATCGTCGCGGCGCATTGATCGTGAGGAAATTTCGCGCCCGTCGATCGGTGAGCGGTAGGGCGGGATATCGCTGACCACATACGGCTTGACCACGGGCGCGCGAGGGTCGAACTCGGCAACCTCTCCGGTCGCCTTGTTGACCAACTTCCCGCCGCGCATGGTGAACCTGGTTGCCATGTTCGACGCGTACCGCTGTTGCGGCAAACGAATAAGGGTCTATGCGGCGATCGCCATGGCAATGCCGATCATCAGCAAATCGTCGTCCGCTTTGGCTTGAACGGCGGCCATTGTGATGCGCTGCATAGCCCGCGCCTTCGCGATGAAAGCCCGATGCATCTCGGCCGAGTTGATGGCGGCCATTGCTGCGTCCAGAGCAGTGGAGATGTCGGAAGCTGGAGCAGATGAGGATACGCGGCCCAAGAGGTTCGCGACGGCCTCTGTGATCGCCGGGGATGGCGTGAACGCCGGGCGGTCGACAGCACTCTGCACAACCTTGATCGCGCGCTCGGCCTCGCGCTGCCGATCAGGCCAGACGTAGATGACCTCTCGCCGGCGGGCAGGAGGGGTATCGTCACCGCCCCTGACAACAACATCCTGCGGAACCTCGACGACCGGTGACCCACCAAGAACGCCAGCGGCAAGCCATAGGGCGATCATGGCGCTAGATCGCGAACATGCCGGACGAAATGCGCATCGACGTTTGGGCCGAAGCGCCGTTGATCATCCGAACGCGCCAATAACGGGTAGTCAGGATGGCCGTCAGTTGCACCGGGACGCCTGCGGCCAGTGTGCCGACTGCCGCAGGGTGCCAAGCCGTGCCATCGGACGAGAAATCCAGAATGCAGCCGTTCGAGGCGCTCGCCACGTCGGCGTAGAACGTTGCCGACACCGTGCGCTTGACGGCGGTAGCGGCGGCGTCCCGACTTGTCCCGGTGTAGGTCGCGCCACCCGTTAGGTTCGTCGTCGTATCGGCGTTGATCGCGGGGGTGACGGAGGTAAGCGTGGTACTCGTCATGGTGACGGATTGCGCCGCCGTCGTGTAAGAGCGGGGGGCAGGCTCGGTCGCGTATGGAGCCTGCTGGAATTTCCATGTCGCAGTGCCGCTGGTGTGAGCGGTAGCCCGGACGCGAAGCCAGTTGTAGCCGTTGACCGATATTTCCCAAGCGTAGGCCGGGGTCGCAGCAAGAACACCCGTTGCCGCTTCAATCGTGTTCACCGCGCCGGATCGGCAGGCGTCCACCGTGACCCACGCACCATCCGTGCCGTTGGTGCTGTCAATCGACGCCTCGAATGAAGCGTTGTGGCCAACAAGAGATGTAGCCACCATATGCGCGATGACATTCGAGCCGCGCGAGCAGTTGACAAACACGGTCTGAGCGTTTGCCGTGATGTTGCCGCTCACAAGATCATATTTCGCCGGTTGCGAGGCTGTTTTCAGCCGCCCGGCCTCGTCCATCTTGAGCGTTGCGTAGTCGCCATCCGCGCTTGTGGCTGGCGTGTCGGTATCGCGCCGCTGCGCAAGAATGACCATGCCGCGCTCACCGCCAGGAGAGGGGTCATCCTCTAGGGCAGTAGCCCCGGCGAGCGTTTCCACCGCAACCCGGATATTCGCTGCTTCTGCTTCTGAGGTATACAGCGGGTTTCCGCTGTCGAATTCGTTGCCGGCGCTATCGACAGGGACCACCTTCCCAGCGTGTGCTCCGTCCGGGAGTTCTACCGTTGCGAGATTGGCGCCGGCCGCCGGTGCGACGAGATTGTCAGCCATCAGTTCACCACAGATTGCGACGTCACCATGCGACCGTCAGGCAGGGTGACGGTGCGGGGCGCGTTGAGAGCGGAAAGAACGGCGCTGACAATCGCCTCGGTCTGTGCAGCGCTGTCCTGCCGCATGGCGGCGATCGCATCGAACACGGATTGGATGGCCGAAAGGGCAGGGCCGATCTCGCCTCGGACGGCCTCCAGATGCTCGCCGTTGCGCTCAACCTCGCCGCTGCGATCCTCAACCTCACGCTGGCGCTCACCCATGGCGCGGTCAGCATCGAAAAGCTTGCGCTCGACGCCATGGGTCGCCTTTTCAGCGTTCAAGTTGAGGCGCTCCTCAGCGATCTTCAGGGCGGCCTCACGCCGCTGCAGGTCGATCTCCCGGCCGGCCTTTTGCTTCTCTTCCTCGATCTGCTCCGGCGTCGGCCCTTGCTGCGGCGGGTTTTGCGCCTCCTGCTGCGCCTGGGCGGTCAGGTTATCCAGCATATCCTCGGCCTGCTTCCCAAGCTTGAAGGACCGCGCGAACGCCGAATAGATTTCGATCGCCGCCTGCTTGCTGATAACGCCAGACTGAACGGCCGGGCCGACTGCCTGAATGAACTGAGCTGTTCCCTGCAGGAACGTGTTCATCTCCTGCTGATTACGCGAAACGTCAGCGCGCACGGTGGAGTCGCTCTCGACATCAACCCGGAAATTGCGGAGGAGGGGCTGTTGCAAAAGCCCAATCGCTTCATCCGTGATATTGAGGCTTGTGATCTGCTGCAGCTGCTCTGGCGTAAACACACGCCCCATGAGGTCGGCCGTCATCTGGAACAGGTCGCGCACCGTGGATTCGATCATGCGTTGCATCTTCTTGATGCGCAGCGACCCCCATTGCGTCTTGATCTGCTGGGCGGTTGCCGTCTCTGTCGCGCTGGAGGCACCGCGCACAATGTCGGAAATGCCGGTGATCTCGTAAATCGCCTGTTTGGTGATCTCACGCTGTTCAGAAAGACGCTGGATCACCGTGGCGATATTCTCGATAGGCCACCACGAAATGAGCTTGTCGAGCCCGCCTGCCTGGGCGGCCATTTCAACGCCGCGGATCTCGGTCAGCGTGTTGTCGTCGGCCTCGGCAAGCGCCTTGACGTCCTCAGCCGCCTCTCCGGCTGCGACAGCGCCGCGCGCCTTCATGCCCTTGGTCAAGTGCTTGATGCGCTTGGTCAGCAAGTCGAGTTCGTCAGCAAGCTCGCGATACACGCTGAACGGGTTGACCGGCATCCGGCGCCCGGTGATGGTGATGGGCTGGGCAGGCTCGGGGTTGGGGAAGAACCCATCGAAGCCAAGGGGGTCTTCCTTCTCGCTCAAGAGAAGCCCGTCGCGGTCGCGAACAAACAGAACTTTCCGGCTTGATTTGTCCCAAATTTCCCAAACTTTGACGCTCCCCTCGACTTCGCCGTCGAGTTTTTCGCCATCGCTCGCCGCTGTTTGAGCGGCAAGGTAGCCTGCAGACGTGACCTTCTCGCACTCGTCGGAAACGAGTTCATGCCGAAACGCGACCCAAGGGACATGGCGCCAGCGCTTCGCCGGCCCCTCGACGTAATCATCCCAAGGGACGACCTCATAGCTGATCTTGGGAAAGTCGTCGCCCTCTACGCGGATGCGGACGACGCCTCGGCCGGCGATGAATGCATCCTGCGCCGCGGCCTCGATTTCACCGTCGAGCGCGCCGTTGTCCAGGTGGACCTTGATCCCGCGCTCGATAATGTCAGCGACAAGCTTTGAAGAATCGTCAGGGTCGCCAAATCGGCGCCGGACGTCAGGGGATGGCGTGGAATTGTAGATCGAGGGGACGATTGTCTCGACATTCGAGTGCAGGATGTTGAAGGTCGAGACTTGTCCGCTCTCGGCCTCAGCCGCGTAGATGGCGGTCGCTGACCGGGCCTTGTCGCGCCATGATTTTTCGATGCCGATCTGCTTTTGGATGCGCTCCAACCACTTTTCGCCGCGTTCGCGCAACTTCCTGCCGTTCGGCGGATCCGCCTTGTCGACGGCTTCCGCCTCGGTCATCACGCCATCATCTTCGTCGCGATCATCGGCCATGATCCGCTGCTACCAACGCAGGGCGAGAAGAATAAGGGTCTATTCTCCACCTCTCCGCCTTCTAACCATGGCCTCGACGGCCTTCCGAACATCCATATTGCCAACCGCGCCGCCTGAGCTGTTGGCCGTGTAGATCAGCTCTTTCGGCTCCGGCGGCGGCTTCTCAGGCGCGCGCAGATCGCGCCACGCCAATGCGAGATACCGGAACCCGTCCGCTCGGTGATCGGCCCAGTCCTTCACCGCCTTGTCGGAAAACACCTTTTTCTCGTCATCCCACTCGCGGCGGTAGTGCTTCAAGCCGTCCAGCCCCTCGGCACAATTATCGCGGTGGAAGATGGCGATCTCGATCGTCATCCTGGCAGCGTTGATGCCGTCCGCCTTTGAAACCGATGCCACGCGCCTCGGCTTTCTGCCGATCGACTTCATCAACTCCCAACGAGTGCGCTTCGTCCCCCACTCCTCGGTCATCACGTCATGCGGAACGAAGTCATGGCCGTGATATCCGCGATCGTTGAGCCATGCGGCCCAGTCCTCGATCCCGCTCGAGCCGGAAGGATTGTGGAAGTCGACGACATGCGGAACGCCATCGATCACCTGAAAGCACCAGATGACGTTGTTCTCGTCCTTCCCGAGATCCCACGCGGTATGGACCGGGTATTTCCGATCGATCTCGAAATTGCGGATGCGGCCGGCGCGATCTGCCCTTTCAACGGCATGCGCATAGTACGAGCCGACAAGCGCACCAGCCCAGGAACAATGGTATTCCTGCTCTATCAGCATGTCGGCAATTTCGGGCCCGAACATGGCAACGTAGATCGCCCGGTTCTCTTCCACGCTCTCCTCGGCTATGGCGCCGGTGTCGCGAATGCCGAGCTTCTGGGCAAACCATTTTCGATCGGCAGCGGCCGCGTCGTACATCTTTTTCGCATGGTTCTCACCGCGCGGCGTGGTGATGAAGGTTGCCCATCCGTTGTTTTCCATGAGGATAGGAGAGAGGTAACCCCACGCTGAAGGGTTCGCCAGCGCCCATTCCGAGAAGGTGATGCCCGCCGGTGGCGCGCCAACAAGGCTGTCGGGGTTGTCAGATCCGACGACGCGCCAAATCGAGCCGATCTTGAATTCGATCGTCATGCTCGAATTGTCGGTCCGGCGCCGAAGCTCCTTGGGGAATGCCTGATCGATCCGGCGCTTTCCGGTGTGCGGGTCGACCGCCTCCCAGATTGCCTTTCTGGCCTGCTCGTACATGGGCAGGCAGTGCCAATAGTTCGCCGGCCGCATGTGGGCGGAAACGGCGGCCATGTTCAGCGCCATCTCGTCCTTGCCGGCACGGCGATGCCAGATCAGCATGAGCCGATTGATGCCGTTCGCCCAAGCATTCCATGCCGGGCGCTGGTAATGCCTTGGGGTCCAGCCGTTCGCCGGAAGGTGGACGTCAGGCATGGGCAAGGTACGGAGATCGAGGATCGCGCGGGATGGCCCTTGCATCACCCATGGATCGAAGGGCGCTGATATGCCGGCGAACAGCGCGCTCGTCGATCCCTACGGCGTCGGCAATCCTTGCCACGCTCATGCCGCATGCCCTGAACCGGGCGATCGCCTCCCTGCGCTCTCTCGTGACGTGCGCCATGGGACCGTTCAATCGAAAATTCCAAGGCGACTTAGCCATTACCGCCCTCTTCGAACTGCGTGGTGATGGTGACGTTCACCGTTTCATTGCTCTGGACCTTGGACGCGTCGGCGTATCCGAGATCGCGCCTCTGGAGCACCAGCTTCGCCGCTCCTGACCATCCGGGCGTCCCGGCCTTGACGTGAGAGACGACGACATCATCGATTTCAGATGTCCCGATCGCCTCAGCGTCGGCGCAAAGCTCGGAAAAGATGCTCGACTTCGCCTGCCAATCGCGGATGACGCGATCCGTCACACCGATCTTTTTTGCGCAGAGAGGCGGCCTCATTCCTGTTTGGAGGAATTCGAGATACTGAACCGCAAGATCGGGCTCCGGCAGCAAAGACAGGTGAAGGGCGGCGAGTTCATCGATCATCGACCCTCCTATTGCTTGGTCCAAAGCCTCAGGCCGGACATGATCAGCCAGACAAGACCGCTGGCCGCCGCGAGCAGGAAAGCACTCCCGACTTTTGCCTTGGTCGATTCCGAAGTCGTCCGAAGGTCATGCAAGAACTGGAAATCCTTGCGCCTGTTCATGACGTCCGCGTCCTCGCCGGCGATGATGCCAACATCCCGAAACGCTTCCGCCACACCCTCGCGAACCAGCTCTTTCAATTCGTCCCGTGTCACGGTGATACGGCTGCTCATTACCGCCCCCAGCAGCCAGCCGCCCGACCGCGCTCGTAATGAACGTCGATGCGCTGTTGCCCGGCCGGCGTGGTCGCCTGCACGGTCAGCAGGCTATCTTTGATGACGCCGCACGGTCGGTTGACCGGCGCGGGTGTTTGGCAGGCGGTCAAGAAAAGAGCCGCCACAAGAGGTAGGCAAAAGCGAACGGAGTGAGCAGCGGCAAGGCGAAGACAATCGCGCCGATTGCCACAATGGCTGCTCCAAGAAAACGACCGATCATACCCATCTCCAATCTTGGAATTTTCATTGCGCGTCATGGCTTGCACCCCTCCCCGCGAACCCAATGCTTGGGCGGCAGACAATCGAGCACCTGTTGCTGGGCAGCGTCGGCCTTGTCCCGCGCCACCGCATTCGCCGCGTCGATCTTGGCGGTTGCCCCGGCCGCCCCGGCGGCACGATCGGCCAGCCGAACGGTGATCACCGCCCATACCAACGCGGCGGCCACGGCCAGCCCTAGCAAGCTCTGCCAGCCGATGCCGCCGATTAGCGGCCGGAGGATTGCCCATATCGCGCTCATGTCGTCACCTGTGCCGGGATATCGAGGTCGGCCGCGTATTCTTCCGCCTCACGCGTTTTCCACCAACGCCAGCCAAGGCCGCCGATCACCAGCATGGCGCTGGCTACGGCCAGAACGGCGATGATGATGTTCACCACCTCAGAAGATCCTGCGACCGGTTCAAGCTGCGCCTGTGCCTGCGCCAGCGAGCCGGCGATTGTCCCGGTCGCAACTCCTCCCCCGGTAGCGGCATCCGCAACCTTCTTGGACGGCCGAGGCGCTGCCTGATCGAGCGTGGCGCGCGCACCGCCATTCGGATCAGCCAGCGTGTCAGCAAGCTCCAGCTTGGGCGCGCCGGCCATTGCAAGCGACGAGGCTCGGATTGCCTCCACGCGGCGGACCCATCCCCTACCGAACGTTTCGAAGGTTTTCAGCCTACGCATGAAGGCGAGCCGGAGATCGCAGACGCCTCGAATGATGGCCAGCTTGTTCGGCGCCGTGCTGGCCGCGAGGATCGTTGCCGGCCCGATCACGCCATCAACCTTGACGCCGAGAGCCCGCTGCAGCCATTTGGCTGCCTGCCCAGGGCCGCTGTTCACCGCGGCGTCGAAAACAGCGAGGTCGATCCCCGCCGGGAGATCGTCGAAGCGGATCTTGTCGGCATACAACTGCCCGTAGATCGCCTGCACTTCGCCTTGCCCGATGTAGCGAACAGACTGCTTGGGGAGCCCCTTCCCGCCTCGGTAACCGTCATACACGCGTTGGGTGACGCCGAAATTCGTTGGACCGCCCGGATCGGCAGGATGATTGACGTAACCGCCTTCCCATTTGAGGGTTTCTTTCAGCGCTGCAGGGTATGTGTTCTTGGCCATGGCGATGGTCATGCCACCTCGCCTTCTGCCGGATAACCCCGCTTTTTTGCCTTGAATTGCTTCAACCCGAGCCTGACAGAACGATCGCTGAGGGACAGAGCAAGAGCTATCTCGACGGCGCTGAGCTTCTTTCGGTCGTGCAGGTAGGCCATGCGCCACCGCTTCGCGACCGGCACATTGATCTCGGTGCCTCCGAACGCATAGGCCAGCTTTCGGGCCGCCCTCTCGTCACCGTTGACGATCTCGAGGAGCCTGTCGTTGACCGTCTTGGGAATTCGAACCATCGCGCCCGGGCTACGGGTCACGAGCGCCATGGTGGCGTCATCGCCAATCATTTCGACGAGCTGGTCAATCAGCATCGAGCAACTCCCGCAAGAACTGGACGGCATGCTCGAAGTTGAGCGGGTCAGAGAACCATGGGTTCCGGCCGGGATGCGGGAAGTAGGCAAGCCCGTCGCACCACACCAGAGGCTCCTCAGGCGCACCGAACAGGGTTTGTGTGACCCTGCCTATGCAAACGGCCTTCCTGCCGCCAATCCTGATCCTGACCGCCTCAGCGGCCTTTCTGGCTTCCTCGATCCCCGGCCCGTCGCATTGCAGGTTCAGGCGAACACCGAGGCGCTGGCAGAGCGATATGCGCTCGATCTTCTGTAGGTACTCCGCCTCTGACCAACCAACAGCCGCACTGACCATCTTCGCCAGGAGGTAGCCAGCCGAGCCATGCGGCCGCGGCCAAAGAGGCTCCTCAGGTCGGGGGTTGTTGGGGATGATGAAGATCGGCTTCACGGGAACCAGGGCGCTCATCGCTCTAGACCCCCTTCGATGCCGCAAAGATGTTCGGCCCGACCGAGGTGGCCACCATCCCGCACACAGGATCGATGACGACGCCCATTCCCGCCTTCCCGGCCGCAAGCCTCAGGTCGATCTCCCCGGCCTGCGCAACGCCGATCTCGTACAGCTCCTCGCCGCTCAGATCCTTGGGCGCGACCCAAGCGCCACGGCGGCCGATGTTGGGAGCGATGCCGGTGCAGTCGAGGTCGATCGAATGCGCGAGCCTCGTGACGGCGGTGAACGCTCGCTCGACCGGAATTGGCTGAACCAGAATTGCGATGATATGGACCGCCGCCGGCCTTTGGATCACCGCAAAAGCTTCCGGCCTGAATTTTTGCCTCAAGGCGGAAGCCTGGGCGTGATCAGCCGTGAAGGACGCTGCGATGTAGTGCGAGAGGCGTCGGGGGTCGGTAGGTGGCGCTGAGATGAGCGCTAGAACATCTGCGGGGCGCATGCGCTTGGTCCTGATAACCGGACCGGGCATGGCGTCGTGGTGGCGCCGATCTCATACCAATTCCGGGCCACAGGCGCAAGGTTGTCACCTCTCGCGTAATACATCCCCATTTTTGGGGTCAAAAAGTGAAATCGCCTTAGTTAGCGTTGACAGATAGAAAAATAGGCATTTTATGTAATTAAATCAACAACATCGCTGTCAACATATCTGTCAACAAAACGTTGACAACGTTGACAGATAGAGGCTGATTTTGGGTCTATCTGTCGACATTTGTTGACAGATAGGTGACAGATATCTCGTTGATTTCATTGAGGTCGTGGAAGCGCGCGTTGACAACGTTTAAGCCCGCCAGATGGGGTCTGACGGGCTTTTTTGGCGATGGTAGGGGGGTATTCTAGGTCCGTAGCCTTGAGATCATCGACTTGATCAGGCCGGGCTTGTTGGCGCGTTCTGCCGCGTATGGCGACGGGTTGCGAGTTATCTCTGTGACCTTGTACGGCCCCTTGGTGAACCTGTTGCATGTATACCATGGCATAACCCGCAACTGCCTTCGCAGTTGGAACCCGCTTATCCGAACTATCCCAAAAACTTCCGGGTGGTTGCACCCAAGGCCGTAAAAATAGATGCAATTGTCGCATTTCTTTTCATTGTCGGTCTGGCTTCCGTCGCTCATTCTGTGCTCCTGCTAGGGTGAGATTGTGCTATGATAACGGTTTGGCGATTGTGACGAGCCGCGCATCCTTCATTAGCTGGACGGGCCTTTCTTCTGGTGCGTCGTCAATCGTGATCCGTACTTTTACGCCGAATAGCGTATCAACCTTGCCGATAGGGCGAAGGCCGATGTAGGTTTTCGTCCTAGCCTCTCGCAAAAGATGGTAGATACAATCTTGCGTGATAACAAAAACGAGATTGGCGCTTGGCGCGTCATCCCGCATTGCGTCCTGTAGATCGCTCCACGCAGAATCCAGAATATCGTTCACTTCCATGCGCAAGTTGGTTCCCCTTCCGATCAAGATCACTGAGAGCCGTAACGCCTTCCATATCCGGGACGGTGCGGGCCTCTTGATATGCTGGTGCAACTACGGTGTAGAGCCTATGCAGGCCGCAGCCGCGAAGCTGCAAACGAGAGACAAGGCGCTTGAACTGGCGAAGTTCATTGCCCGGTCTTTGACGGATCAGGGGCGGTAGGCCCGCCGAAAGTTAAGCGCGGCTTTACTCGCCACCCAAGGGCATCTGCCCTCGCGGCCCTCCGCTCGGCAAGGACGGCTCTAGCAAAGCAATCTACAAAGTCTCCGTCCTTCCCCCGAATGGTGCGCAGGAAGTGCAGAATGTCATGCGCCATCCTTGCCACGTCATCAGGAATAGCCTCAGTCATCCGCCTTCTCCTTGGGCTTGGGCTGGTGTTCGCCGCACCGGATAGGCGGGTCACTCGGAGGGTGGGCTGGTGACTTCGGGAAGGCGTCACGCGCCCTCAGTTCCCGGCACACCTCGCGGACAATCTCGTCTCCCGTCGCCTTCCGCGCGATCTCGGCAATATTTTGCACCATCGTCGCTTTCTTGTGCAAGTTGATGCAGAGCCGCCCAGCTACGTTACGAAGTTCCTGCGCCCAAAGAAGCGACAGCATCGGGGCCGTGATGCTTCGGTCTGGCCTGTAATAGGAATGGCCTTTGACCGGGGCCTCGGCGTATGGGTCAACTTCGAACACATCTACGTTGCGATGAAATTCGATGCGCTCCCGCCACTTCGGGGCGACGGCGAGTATGGTGAGTGGGACGCATCGAGAGAAGCAATTTATCTGCTCGCCAAGGCGGTCCAGCGTGTCGCGGCTCGACTTGATCTCGACGCCGACGAGATAATCCCGCCCGATAAATGCCATGTCGAGACGACGAGTGTGGTCAACGACAAGCTCGTGCACAAGACGCGCGCCGGGCCATATCCGGCGGCCCCACACTTCGATGCAGCGGCGCATTTCAAATTCTTCGGTTGATCGATTCCGGCGAGCCTCGTGAGCGTCGAATACGGGTTGCTTGTCAGTCATGGGTGGCCTCGATCGCGTCGATGTTCTGGAAAACGGGCGTGAATGTGATGGCCGCTACCCATGGGTTGTCAGCCCATGAACAGCCGGGACGCTTGGCGTTGATGCTGTCCCAAAGGACGGAGAAGCATATTGATGGCGGGTGTTCTTCGCGCCAAAAGTCAGTCGCAAATATGCCTTCCGCCTTCGCATCTTCCTCGGAAATATCCTGCAACCGCTGCACCCGAACGTCTGTCACCAGAAGCGTGATGCGGGAAGCCCAGCGGGGCATGAACATGGAGGGACGCCAGCGATGTGGCCCATCATGGATTGGCTTGCCGCACTGATATTGCATGTCTGCCTGATAACCGGCGCATTGATGGTCAGATAGACCGAGTTTCCATGTCTCTCGAAGCCAAAGCCTGTCTCTTGGCTGGATTGGAATTTGCACGGCAACCCCGGTTGTCTGATGCCAAATCCCAACAGTTTCCGGGGCAGGGATTTTCTCGCCAGACTTTCCAAATCGAAAACAGCCCCCACCGCCAAGTATGGTGGGTTCCCATCCGCCCATTTTTGGGTGTTCATAAATTGGGCCGCCGCTGAATGATTTTTTCGGCAGATTCAACACCCGCCGCGTCTGCGTTTTTCTGCCTTCGAGGATAGCCCTCACCATGGGGCCGCTGAAAAGGATCGGCTTGTCAGTCATGGGTTATCCTTTCACCCAAGTCGGACGGTGATCCGTTCACCGCCTGTTGTTTTGATCTTGTCGACAGTCAGGATGTTCGACCTTGCGAGAGCCTCGACGGAGCGCTTCAGATCGTCGGCAAAGCGGAAGTTCCGCTGCAAGATCCTGTGCAGCTCGCGCAGGGTCATGGTCTTGTTCGGCGCCGTCTTGAGCTTGGCGATGATCTTCCGCTCGATCTCGGGGGCGGTCAGAGGGTCGAGCATGAATTTCGATGCGTCGGCCATGAGCTTCTCGGCCGATTTCATCGCCAGCACAGCGCCCCAGGACATTGCGTCCTCTGTCACGCCGGCCTTCCCGTTATCGATGCCGGAAGCGAGGATCGTCGCGCATCGAAGGCCGATTTCCGCCGTTCGCGCCATGAACTCGCCTGTCTCCTCATCGGCAGACATGCGCTTGCTGCACTCGGATGACAGGTCTTTGTAAATGTCGTGCGCTTTCCCGTGCCACTGGAGCGGGAAGGGGGATGGATCAGCGTCGAGGTTCTTGTCGATGATGCCGGCGAGGTTCCCGTTTCGCTTTGGTCCGGCGCCGTACAGCCTCAGGCAGGCGCTCACTATGTCCTTCGGGACGTCGCGGGCCGATAGGGATGGTTCGGCCTCAGCCGCCCGGTCGCCCCCATCGATCACGAGGAAGCGGTTCATGAACCCATTTGAGAAGTCCCTACCGCGCAGCGACTCGAACAGTTCTCTGGGGGTCGTGGGGCCGAAGATCGAAAGGGCAGGGGCGGTGACCTCAATGGATCGCGTCGTGGCGTAAGCCGGGGTTCGGATGGTTCCGAACGACGCGCCCCAGGCGGAGCGCAGGATCATGGTTATGCCCTGCTCGTGGCCGGAAGCGCGGGGATGGCTGATCTTTTTCAGGAGCGCGCCGAATTCGTCCTGGAGGCAGATAGAAAGCGGCATCTCGGATATGTGTTTGGTGACCGCGCTCATGGACATGAACTGAGATGGCCCGACATGCCGCTTGAGCTGGCATGCGGACATGACGCGCTCGACGCATTCGATCGGATGCTGCTTGCCGGCGCCGGTCGGCAATGTAGCGATGACGTAGAGGTGCGTTCCGGCGTTGGTCGGTGACGCGATCCGGCGGCCAGCAATCGTCCCGACGAGCGTCAGGGCGGCGCCGAGTGCCATCCGGCGGTTAGGGTAGCGGGCCGAGGCGGTGATCCAGTCTGTGACCGCCCCAACGAGCCCAGGGACATGCGTCAAAGCCTCATCGAAGGTTTCGGCGTCATGGTCATCGGCCTCGCCATCGGATCCGATGATTTCTCCCGTCTCGACATCGATGACCATGCCATCGGAGATCACGGCTGGCTTTGCGCGGAGGAGCGGTGAGACGTCCATGATCGGCCGGTCGTCGTCCCGATCGCGCAAACGATCGCGCGGCTTGGCCATGCCGGAATTCAGCCCGCTCGCGATGGTCTTTCGCGCCTCGACATGGTTCAGGCCGCAAGCTTGGGCCGCGGATGTCAGCGCTGCCTCCGCCTCTGCCCGACTTCCCCATCCTGCCCCGACGGCCGTCCCGAGGTTGAATGCGGCGGTGTTCAGCGTGTTGTTGCGGCTCCCCTTGCCGGCGCTGGCTACGGCGCTGCATTCAGCTTCGATCGCCGCGTCAAAGGCAGCGCGCTCGCGCTCGCCGCTCTTGACCTGCAGTCGTGGTGCAGGTGGCGCGGCGGGCGCTGGAGCAACGTCTCTGCCCGATTGCAGGATCTCGAGAAGCCAGTCGGGCAGGGGAGGAACGGCGTCGGACTGCAGTGCGTCCAGCAAGCCGTTCAGGCCTTCAGCGGGGCGATATGCCCGGCCATCTGGCAGGGTTGCCCCTTCAGCGACGACATAGCCGCCAAGCCCCCTGACATCGACCGCCGCGGGGAGAGCCCCTTTCTGGTTGCCGAGCTCTCCCGGTTGGCGAAAGAAAATATGCCGGCCGGTCGACGGTGTCTCGACGGTTGGCCAGTCGCGCGCGTCCTCACCATGATCGGTCGCCAAGGTGGCGAAAGCCTCGACACCATCTCCTTGACCATGACGGTCGCAATCGATCGCCAGCATGTTGACGCGGCCGGGCTCGAAAGCTGGCAGGCTATCAGGCCATCGGCGCCACCATGTTCGGATGCGCGACTCGTCGGTCGTCGCCTCGTCGCGCCACTTCAGCCCAAAGCGCGGTTGCTTGTTGGGCTGGCATGGGAAAACGGGAACGCCGTGCGATGCGAGCGCAAGCGCGGCCTCGAGATTGGACATTTCGAGCCTCAGAACGGCGGCTTGTTCGACAGTTCATCGCGCAAAGTCGATCCGAAAACGGCAAGCGCCTCGGAAATCCTGTTGGCCAACGGAGAGACGATGCCGCCCTCTGCCAGTTTCACGGCCGCATGCTCGAATTGATCAGGTGTTGCCTCGTCCAGATTGCGGACGCCGATGTCGTAGAGCGCGGTCATGCAGTCGGTGAGCGTGTCGAGAGAGATCGCCTTTGCGGCGGCGATGATGGCCGATCCTTCATGAGCGTCGAGCTTCGTAATGTGCATGGTGATCAGCCTTTTCGTGAGTGTGATGCAAGTCGGGTTGGTACAGGTCCAGGCAACGCCTCGGACCTTCCATGTGCTTTCGGATGCGCCGATCCATGCCGCTGCTCGTCCGCATGCGAAACAATGAGCGGGGTCATGTGAGCGGATGGCGAAAAGCACGGTCATGATTGCCGCTCCCGCTTGACGGCGCGCACATATCGAGCGGCGGCGAATTCGTCTTCGTCAGCGCAGATTTCCCGATAGACCGGGATCAGGCTTTCGGGGACCCATTTAGGGACGAGGTTGTTGCGGTTGAGAGCCTTGAACACCGCCGGGGTTGTGACGCCGTAGAGTTTGGCGATGGTTGCATTCTTCATCCCGGCCGCGCGCATCTCGCGAAGTTCATCGGGTTGGGGCAGCTTGCGAACGGATTTTCCTCGCCTCATGCTGCCGCCCTCCCGTCGAGTACGTCCATCAGCGCCGCGACGACCTCCGCCGCGAGCGGGAGAACGAGGCCGTTGCCCGCAAGACGCCAGCCGTTAATTCGTCCGGGCATCCCATCAACCAGAAGGCGAATTCCGGGTTTGGCGCGCCGCGCTTTTCCGTCGTGGCAAATGAGCCATTCGGCATCGGCGTAGAATGAGCCGTTGCGCCGTGCAAAATCCCGTTCAGCAGCGGTTCCGAAGACCGTGCCCCGCTCCGATGCTTCCGCCCGCCCTGCACGTCTGCAACCGTTGGCGTCGGCATGTAGGATGCCACCACCTGCCTCGGGAGTTGGTGCGCAGTCAGCGATATTGCAGCGTTCAAAGCGATTTGCTGGCCCTTCGAAATGCGGCGCACGACTGTCGCCGGCACTTCCGAATGCTTGCGCACGTCCGATGCCAGTGGGGTCGCATGAAAAGCCGCCTGCGCCATCTGCGCCGGGAGCGGCTGACCGCCCGCGCCGAAACTCATGTTCGGCCCGCCCTTCTCCCCGTCGCTTGCCCGCGCCGTCGTCCACCGCGCTTGCGCAAGCATATGCGTCCCCAATGGAAGTGCAGGGCCGCGTTGAACTCCAGTTTGTTCCGACAGGCGCTTCTTCCGCGCGATCACTGTATCCGGGGCCTGTAGCGGCTCCATCACGCAAACCGTCGGCCACCGCGCACCAGTAGAGCCGTTGCCTGATGTGGGGGGCGTCCAAGGCGCAAGCCGGAATATCGACCGCCCGGCTGGCGTAACCGCTTCGCGCCAGATCAGCGGCGACTCCGTCGAACCAACCGTAGCCAGCCTTTCCCGCAACCTGCTCTCCCACGACTCCAGAGGGCCGGCAGGCGTAGATGAGGCGATGAAGGTCGGGCCACAGATGCCGTTCATCAGCAATTCCGGCTCCCTTGCCTGCAACCGAGAACGGCTGGCACGGGCAGGAGCCTGACCAAATAGGTCTGTCGTCGGGCCATCCTGCCATGCGGGCGGCGATGCTCCATCCTCCGAACCCGGCGAAAAAATGGCATTGGATGAATCCGCGCAGGTCATCAGGCTGAACCTCCTTGATTGAGCGCGTGTCGATGACGCCGCGCGGCAGAAAACCATCGTCCATCAGGCATTGCAGGACGTGCGCCGCCGCCGGGTCGAACTCGTTGAAATAGACGCGGCCAGTCATGCGGCCCTCGCTTCCGCCTCAACCGGGCGGGGCTGCAATTTGTCGTTGAGGGCAATGCCGTTCGACAAAAGCCGATCAGAGACGCGCCAGAATTTCCCATCACGCTTGATGCGGACCGCCTTGCAGTCGATGACTGAAAGCCCCTCCTGCAGCTCTTGGGCAGCAAGCTCGACGCTGATCCCTTCCGCGCTTGATTGTCCCGTCATACGCCGCCACCAAAGGCGGGCTTTGTCGCCAACGAAACCGGAATGATCGAGGCAGATCCATTCACGGTGGCAGGTGATGCCGGACCAGTATTCGATGCGCAGCGTTGCCGGACCTTCTCCACCACGCTTCTGGTGAACATGCGCTTCGACGCGCTGGACCGGATGCCATTGATCTTCGACCTCGCGCACCATGACGCTGGCGCCGGTGTCAGCCTTTGCCTCGTGCTTTTTCTCGACGGGCCATTCGTGGCCGCAATCGGCGCAGGTCATGACGCGAAGGCCGACGAGGGAGCCGCAAGATGGGCATTCCTTCGCCCTGACAGTCTCCTCTTTCACCTTTGTCTCGTCCTTGGAAGACTTCCCGCCTGCACCTGTGACGCTGACGGCATCGACCGGGCCATGGCGGCGCACGTTTCCGGCATAGTCGAGAACCAGGCAGTTCTCCTTGCCCGGCGCCAACCTCGTTCCTCGGCCCAACATCTGGACGTAAAGTCCAGTCGAAAGCGTCGGCCTCAGCATGGCGATCAAATCGACATGGGGCGCGTCGAAGCCAGTTGTGAGCACACCGACAGACGTCAGGCAGCGCAGTTGGCCAGCCTTGAATGCCCTCAACATTGCGTCACGTTCGCCGCCCGGCGTTTCGCCGGTTATGCAGCCCGTCGCTACCCCCATTCCGTGCAGGCACTCGGCAACATGGGTCGCGTGGTTGACGCCGGTGCAGAACACGATCCAACCGCGGCGATCGCAGCCACGATTGACCAGATCACGGCAAGCAGCCTGAACAAGCGGATCTGTGTTTGCGGCAGTCTCGAGCGCGCCCGGGATGAATTCCCCGCCCCGCTTTGCAACACCACGCGCATCGATTTGGCCCGCGCCGCCATTTCGTGAAACCAACGGAGACAGGAACCCGTCCTGTACGCCCTCGCCGATGCCGTAGGAGTAGACCACATCGTCAAAGAGACGATGTTCTCCTTCGTCCAGCCGGCCGCTGTCGAGGCGGTAGGGCGTTGCGGTCAGGCCAACGATGCGCATGTCAGGGACAGCTTCCCGAAGCTTGTTGAAAAGCTTCAGGTACATGCCATTCCCGTCGCGAGGGATCAGATGCGCCTCGTCGACGATGCACAGGTGCCTGGGGCCGAGCGTGGTCGCATCTTCGCGATGCACGGACTGGATCGAGGCGAACAGGACACGGGCGCGGCGATCGCGGCGGCTCAACCCGGCCGAATTGATGCCGATCGGGCAAGCCGGCCACACACGGAGCTGCGCGTTTACGTCCTGCTGGACAAGCTCCTTGACGTGGGTCAGCACCAGCACATTCACGTCCGGCATGGGCTCGGCTATTTCGCGGACCAGGGTCCCGAGCACGACGCTTTTGCCTGTACCTGTGGCAAGATCGATCAGCGGGTTTCCGCCGCCGCCTTCCCAATAGGACATGCATGCGTCGATTGCCGCGCGCTGGTATGGGCGCAGATGCGTCATCGCCGCTCGCTCCTTGATCCGACGACTAGCGCGGCGAAAACTACGATGACGCTGATTGCTACGATGGCCAGATAGGCATTGATGATGCCTACCATCACATCCCCCATGCGTAAGCGATTGCAGGGACGGCCACATGCAGGCCGATGAGAAGCGCAGCCACTAGGGCTAGGAGAGGGGAAACGCGCATCACGCTTCTCCCCGGTAGCTAGCAAGGGCGGCTTCGGCTTGCCGTAGACTATCGACAGCGGCCTCTTTCTGGTCCCAGTCCCAAGACCACTCTTTGCAACCCAAGGCTGCTCTCAGCCAAATCGCTAGAAGGTCAAGCGCGTCCCACAAAAAAAACGCCGCATTTGCCTTGCGGATCATGGCTTCGATGCCTTCGCGGTCGCCAGCCCATTGCTCAAGAACCTTCGTCTCGCCGTAGTAGATCGAGCCGTTGCGATAGGTGTAGGTTGGCTTGGTCATGGCGCCGCCCCGTTGAATGTAAGGGCAACGGTCACGGCCATAAGGACCAGCAAAATTCCGGTGCCGATCATCAGGCAGTCGAGGGCGGTTTCGAGCGACATGCGACCCTCACGCTGCGAGGGTCTGGCCGAACACAACGGTCGGCTTGACGCGAAGAACGGTGGAGACGGTTTCGCGCTCGTATTCAGCGCAGATGTCAGCGCCAAGCGCCGCTTTCAGAGCCGTGGTATCGAGGCGCTTGGAAACCTGCTCGGACAGGGTGACGGTGAAGCGTGGGGCTTCCACGCGGTCAATGTTCCGAGCCTTCAGCTCGTCCTTGAGCGCGTCCATGCGCTCCTTGAGCGCGTCGGCCTGCCCCTTGAGAGCGCCGTACTCGTCGGCAATCGCTTCGGTCGAAAGGTTATGGAAGGTGTTGGTCATCGTCTCTCTCCATGCCTGTGTATCGGTGGCATGGGGAGAAAATTACGTCCGATGTAATTTTACGTCAATCAAAATATTGCATCGGACGTAATTTTTTATTATGCCATTTTCGTTCGATGGAGATGAGCATGTTCCTTCCTGCTATCCGTGATTCTGAGATAGGCAACGCTGCCCTTCGATCTATAGGCGCCCGTGATCTCCACCGCGCTCTTGGTGTAAGACGCGATTTTTCGAGCTGGCTGAAAGCCAGAATTGACGGTTACAGTTTCATCGAAAATATCGATTACGGAGTTTTCACCAAAACGGGGGAAAACCCATCAGGCGGCAGGCCTGCCATAGAATATGTGCTATCGCTCGACATGGCCAAGGAGCTGGCCATGGTGGAGCGCACACCCAAGGGCAGGGAGGTCAGGCGCTACTTCATCGAATGCGAGAGGCGGCTTCGGGAGCGCGAATCGTCAGACATTGCGGACATGAAGCGTCAGCTTGACGAGATTATCAGGCGGCTCCGCAAGCCAGCGCCGCCGCGCCGCCTGCCACCTTCAAAGAGCGATCTTTCGCCAGCAGAGCGCATTCGCGCCCGCATCTTGTCCGACATTGACAGAAATGGCGAAACAACATTGCGCAAGGTGCAGCGGGCAATGCAGCGCTACGGGCGGCGCGACGAGATTATGGCAACAGCAATGGAGATGCAGTCCAACGGGGAAATTACGATATGCCAGACAAAGGGCGCTGGTGGCGTAAGAATAAGAATCTATTTAACTAATTAATATCAAATACATTTATTGTCCCTAATAGCATTAACAACAACTAGCTTCTGGACATCGTTTGCAAACAAAATGGCCTTGCTTCTGGCAAAATGTAAAAGTCTCTCACACTTTGTCGCCCCTTCTGGCAACTGAGGATACACCTCTCTTGGCTGGCTTTGGCATCCAGCCAGCAGCGCTGAAGCCGCGGCAATCAATAGATACTTTCTCATCAATAGCTCCAGATGCTTTGTCCTATTAGCTGCCAAGATAAGCATTCTATCCGTTGGTCCCTGTCTTCAAAAGCGCCTCAATCATTCGCCATACCTCTGCCTGTCGCTCGGGCGGGGCTTTTCGTAATGCGTCATACACGAGCTTTGGCGGGTCAGGCTTCATCGGGTTGATGGTCAATAGATCCTCTGGGTCGCAGCCATAAATATCGGCTAAGGCGAACAAAACGTCCTGAGAATATGGCTGATCCCCGTTTTCGTATCGTGACAACGATGCGCCAGAAATTTCGACACCAATACCGATCAATCGCTCGAGCGCTTCATTGAGCGTCCATTTGCGCGCTTCGCGCCATTCTTTGAAGAATGGGCGCTTCATCACGCCAGGATATTTCACTCTAGCAGCCATATCTCATTGTATGTAAAACATGTTTCAAGAAAATCGCGTCGGACGTAAATTTTCAATTGACGGAAAATTACGCCCGATGTAATTTTGCCGTATGAGCGATCTTCGTACATGGCGCAAAGTAGCTGGGCACACCCTCGAGCAAGCAGCAACGCTGCTTGGAACCTCGACAGGGTCTCTTTCCCGTATAGAGCGCGGTGAGCAATGGCCGGATCCTGAGTTTTTCCGTCGCGTGGTCGACGTGACCAACGGCGAAGTCACTCCGAACGATTTCTTCGGGCTACCCGAGAAGGCTGTCGACAGGAGCGCCGCATGACACGCGCTCTTGCCGCTTCCATTCTAGCTCGCGCTTGCGATGCGGCTCCTGTCGCCTCATTCGTCCATGCGCAACAGCAATTGGGCGAGGCCCTTGATCGCCTGCGTGTCGTTGCCGGCCCTGCGGGTCCGGGCAATGTTGTCGATCTCAATTCCCATCCGGTTGATGAACCGCTTGATTTGCGCGGTGTCGGCGTCGGACGCGACAAGAGCGGCAACCATGGTGACGGCGGCAAAATTGGCCAGATCGTCTGCGGTGATGGGTTCCTTCCCGAGCATGATGTTTTCCTCATTGGTGTTCCTCGGAATTTCCCTGGCACGGCGACCTTAACAATTGGCTCAAGAGGCGCCGCATGAAGACGCTCCAGTTCATCACAGGCGACTATTTCGCCACGGCGCTTCCGGGGACGCAGATCCTGATGTCTCAGCCTGTCGTGCGGTTCATTTCAGCCCCTCTGATCGTTCGCGAGCGCGAGGACCGCGCCGGCAAAGACGCCGATGCCGAGAAGGCCAAGCGCTTTCCTGTGGTGGCATCATGAAAGCACTAGAGCCATTGCCAGATTGGCTGCTCGACATCATGCGGCCGGAGGCTTTCCAGCGGCCGCAATCGCATTCGACCATTGGAGCAACTTCGCTGCCCAAGTCGGGTGTGGTTCCGTCAACGACCGCTGCTCGGCGGTCAACCTCAGTCTTCGCGCAATCGCTTCGCGATGCCGTCCGTCTATTTCGGAGACTGTGGCCATGACCATGAGCAGCCCGTCTTCCAGCGCCCCGATCCGTGCCTGTTCTTCCGTCATCCACGCCTCCGTCAGTGTTTCGTTTGTCTGCTCGCAACAGCAATCAAGCACAGGAGTTGGCCGAGATGTCGGACATTTGGACCAAGATCGCGGATTTTTCGCCCAAGGTGAGCGTCATGAGTAGCGTAGCCGATGCCCGTTCCATTTTGATCGAGCTGATCGGGCCGCGCCCGGTCGGGTTCAGGATCAAGCAGGCATTTGCCGAGCTGTCGGACCTTACCGGTTTTGGCGAACGCAGGGTCAAGGGGATTTTGCGCGGCGAGGCGCGGCGTATCGATGCGGAAGAAATGCGAGTGCTCGAGCGCCTGAAGTCGCGCTCGATTGAAAAAACAAAAGACCATGCGTCGTATTTCGAGGCGCAAGCTGCCTCGCTCGAGGCCAAAGATGCGGATTTTTATCGCGGAGAGATTGATCGCCTTCGGGCGCTGGCTGGAAGAATTCGGAGTGCGCTTGCTGGAAAGGTAGCGTCATGACCGGCCCGGCTGATCAGGACATGGCCCATACGGGCGATGCGCGCCGGGCGTTCCCGGTTATTGCTGAAGGGTCCTACCGCCCGAAGGCTTTTCCTCCCTGTACGCGACTTCCCGAGGGTTCGCCCTCGGGCTTTTCCCTTACCTTGCCAATCCCGCCGTCGCTCAACAACGCGACGTTCAATGCCGGCGCTCGCCGCGCACCGTCCAAACGGGCGATGGAGTGGAAACGCGCCGCCGCGCTGCACATTGCGGACGCCGGAGTTGACGCGATTTCCGGCCGCTATGTCCTTCTGATGCTTCTGCCGGTGAAGATGCAGGGCGATTGCGACAACCGGATCAAGCCGGTTCTCGACCTTCTCGTGACGCTGAAGCTGGTGCCGGATGATCGGCATGCTGACGTTATGGCGTTTCGCTCCCCCACCATTGGCGACGGGCTTTGCCGCGTCGTCGTTCAATCCGTCAACCCCGCGTTCCGGTCGGGCGTTGCGGTGGCCCGAACCCTCCTCGCCAAGATCGGCGGGGAGGGGGAGGCGCCCGGATAAGTTCCCGCGGCGGGCGGATACCGCGTTCGCGCGGAAAGCCCGGTTTCGTCTCCCGGTCCGCCGGCCTCGGACAAAAGCAGGGAGACAGTCCGGCAAAAGGAGAGACGAAAGACGATGGCAAACTTCATGGACAAACTTCGAACGCTGAAGGCGGAACACCCGCCGCGCGTTCTGATATATGGCCCGCCCGGCATGGGCAAAACATCGCTGGCGGCTGAATTCCCGGCTCCTGTTTTCCTGCAGGTGGAGGACGGGACGCCCGCCGGCCTTGAGTTGACCGGCATGCGGCCGGAAAGCTTCGATGACGTGATCGGCGCGATCCAGGGGCTTTACGAAGGCGACCACGATTTCAAGTCGCTCGTGATCGACTCCCTCGACAAGCTGGAGCCGCTGGTTTGGGACGCGGTTTGCGCCCAGAACAATTGGGCGAGCATCGAAGCACCTGGCTATGGCAAAGGCTACGTCGCGACGGCATATCTCTGGCGTCAGCTGCTCGACGGGCTGAACGCGCTTCGCGTTGAGCGCGGCATGAACATTGTCCTGATTTCGCATAGCGAGGTCGAGCGGTTCGATGACCCGACAAGCGCCTCCTATTCCCAGTATCAGGTGCGGCTGCACAAGAGCGCCCGCAAGCTGGTTGAGGACGAGATGGACGCGATCTTGCTGATCAAGCAGGAGCCGGCAATCAAGTCAGAGGATCAGGGTTTCAACAAGAAGCGCGCCGTCGCTGAAGGCGGGGCTACCCGCTGGATTTATTGCGAAGGCCGGCCGGCTTTCACGGCCAAGAACCGCTTCGGCATGCCGCCGAAGCTCCAGTACGCGAAGGGCAAGGGCTATGAGGCTCTTGCTCCGTTCTTCCCCGCAACCGCTGCCTGACAGGAGAGACGACATGGCGAGCCTTGGAAGCATTGGGGGCGCGGCCCTCATGGAACCGTCCGACGATTTCAGCCCGATTCCGCCCGGCGTCTATGACGTCGAGATCATCGAGAGCGATGTCGTCCCGACAAAGGCAGGTGATGGGACCATGGTCAACCTGACCATGCGCGTCGTTGCCGGGCCTTTCGAGAACAGGCGCATCTGGTCGCGCATCAATATCGAGAACAGAAGCGAGAAAGCGCAGGAGATCGGCCAGCGCCAACTTTCGGATCTTGCGCGGGCTTGCGGCATGGCGGCGGTCCCTGCGGAAACGGAAGACTTTCATGGGCATGTTTTCCGCGTGAACGTGAAGGTCACTCCTGGCGACGGGAACTATGGACCGAAGAACGAGGTCAACCGCTACCTCGCCGCCGATGGCCCGGCGCCTGCGAATGCTCCTGCGCCCCAACCGCGCGCCGCGGCGCCGTCCAGCAAGCCTGCCGCTGGCAACGGCAACAAGCCGAGCTGGATGAACCGCAAGGCCGGCTGACGGGCTGAACGCAACCAACTGAACAGCCAACGGCGCGGGCTACCCGCTCGCGCCGAACGCTGAAGGATTGTCAAAATGCAAAGCTTAACGCCACACGAAGACGCAGCGCGTCTGGTCCATTCACAATTCCCGCACACTGACGACCCGATCGCATTGGCGGTTCATGCCGGGGTCGGCGCGACCCTGCTCGAAATCGCGAAACTCATGGACCGCGGCCATGGATCGAATGCGGCCATGACAGTCGTCGCAAGCGTTTCCATGTCGATCATCTCCAGCCTCGCCTCGAGCATGGCTTCCAACCACAGGGAGGAGGACAGGGCTTCTATTGAGCGGGAGGTCGAAACCAGACTGGCAGGGGCTATTCTGCATGGCCTGCAGTCGAAGAACTGCCATCAATTTACCGGGTCGGCTGTCACCGGCGCGTCGGAAGCAGGGAGCGCTTGAAATGGCTCCTCTGCCTCAAATCAGGTCCAAGACCGCACAAGCGATCGATCAGTTCTATGTCGAGAACCAGGAGCGCACCGATGATTTGACGCTTCGGTGCTCGTCCATGGGGAAGGCGTGTGATCGCCGCCTTTGGTACGCCTTCCGATGGGCTCACCAGAAGGAGGTGTTCACCGGCCGCGCGCTGCGGATTTTCGAGAATGGGAAGATCCGAGAGAGCGTGATCGTTTCCATGCTTCGCGGCGCCGGTATCGACGTTCGGGAGATTGACGAGGCGACGGGAGCGCAGTGTCGCATCATCCTTGCCGGCGGGCTTCTTACCGGATCGTGCGATGGCATCGCAGAGAATGTTCCTGAGGCTCTGAAGACGCCGCATCTGGTCGAGATCAAGACCATGAACGCGAAGCGATGGGAGAATTGGCGGCGGAAGGGCGTTGCCTCGTCAGATCCCGAATATTTCGTGCAATGCCAGCTCTACATGCACGGCCTTTCGCTGACGCGGTGCCTGTTCGTTGCTGAGAACAAGGATACGCAGGAGATCGAGGTCGAGCGCCTGCACTATGACCCTGTGACGGCTGAAAAGCAGATCGCCAGGGCGGAGAGGATCGCATCCTCGGACAAGGCTCCTCCTCGTCTCTCCGATGACCCTGGTTGGTATGAGTGCCGCTTCTGCCCTGCCTACAACATCTGCCATGCGGGCGCTCCGGCGCGCCGGAACTGCCGGACGTGCCTCGCTGGCGAGGTATCGGCTCAAGGCGAATGGGGGTGCGCCCGATACGGGAGGAAGATGACGCCGGGCGGCCAATTGGCCGGGTGTGACACGCATCTCTATCTGCCTGCCCTTGTCGCTGGCGAGCAGGTCGATGCCGACAAATCAGGCATGACGGTGACCTACAAGATGCGCGACGGCTCCACGTTCGTTGATGGAGGTGTTCCATGCATCCGCGTGTAAAAGCCGCCATTGCCTACCGCTGTTTCCAGTCTGGGATACGGGCCGAGAAGTTGCTCGATATCAGCATTCGGCGGCGCAAAGTCGTGAGCGCTCGACATGCGCTGATTTGCGACCTTTTCGACCCCGCGTCGAGAGACAGGCGCGGCCCAGGTCCGTTCATTCTCGGTGCGTCCGAGATCGGCCGGCAGATCGGCATGGATCATTCAAGCGTCATCAACGCGCTCAAAAAGGCGCATGCGTTTGACGGGGTAGGCTACGATGGCTGAGAACAGCACAATCGAATGGACGGACGCGACATGGAACCCGGTGACCGGGTGCAGCGTCGTCTCGCCGGGCTGCACCAACTGCTACGCCATGAAGCTGGCAGGAACGCGGCTCCAGCACCACCCCAGCCGCGCCGGGTTGACGGCGGGCAGCAAGGCCGGGCCGGTGTGGAACGGCAAGGTGCGGCTCAACGAGGAATGGCTGACCCAGCCGCTGCGCTGGAAGCGCCCGCGCATGATCTTCGTCTGCGCGCATGGCGACCTGTTCCACGAGAGCGTTCTGGACGCATGGATCGACCGGGTTTTCGCCGTCATGGCGCTGGCGCCGCGGCACACGTTTCAGGTGCTGACCAAGCGGGCCGAACGGATGCGGGATTATCTTAGCACCCGCGCGGGCGATTGGAGTGTCGTCTGGCCGGATGCTAATCCAGCCGGTACCCTCCCTATTAGCCGCCAAACGCAGAGACTGGCCATGAGAGGGGCCGTCTGGCCAAACGGGATACTCCGCCCCACCTTCCCCCTTCCCAACGTCTGGCTTGGCGTCTCGGTCGAGGATCAGGCGCGGGCCGACGAGCGCATTCCGCACCTTCTCGCAACCCCGGCAGCGGTCCGGTTCGTCAGTGCCGAGCCGCTGCTGGGAGCGGTGGATTTGTCAAAATTCATGTGGCCCGTTCATGGATGGTGGCGCGCACCCTATAAATCATATGACGAAGCAAAGGCGGCTGGCGGAGAGTGTGGTCTAAAACGGCAAGCTCTCGTCGGCGCTTGGTGCACCTTCCTCGACTGGGTGATCGTCGGCGGCGAGAGCGGCAAGGACGCGCGACCGATGCACCCGGACTGGGCGAGGTCGATCCGCGATCAATGCGCGGCGGCTGGCGTGCCGTTTTTCTTCAAGCAATGGGGGGAGTGGCGCCCGCCCGCAAGCGAGCACGAGGCTTACGATACATCAAAGGGCCGGCTAGGCTCTCCGCCTGCGTTCATATTGAGCCTCGACGGCACAGTGCATTGCTACCAGAACGAATTCACCAAATTCCGATCCGTTGTCACCCTAAACGTCGGCAAGTCCCGCGCCGGCCGCCTGCTCGACGGCGTAGAGCACAACGGGATGCCGGAGGTGCGGCGATGACCACCGTCCTGAGCATGGCAGACGCTGCCGCCCGGCTTGGGAAGTCGGTGCGGTGGCTTCAGGAGCACGTTCGCCACAACCCGTGCGGAAGGATGGCGGGCAAGACACGCTTGTTCACAGAGGCGGATTTTGCAAAGCTGGTTGATACCCTACCGAGAGACGAACCCCGGCCATGCTCAAACTTGTACCGCCGCGCGAGGGACGGTCGCGCAATTGGCGCATTCGTGGAACCTACCTCGGAGTCACCGTTGACCGATCTGCGGGAACTTCTGAAAGGCCCGTCGCGCGCCAAGCCCTCGCCGCGGCAAAGGCCAAGATTGAGCGTGGTGAGTTTTCAGGCAGGAAAGAGCTGACCTTTGCCGCCGCCGCCCTGTCTTATGTCCAGGCAGGGGGAGAGGACCGGTTTATCCTTCCGGTCACAGAGCATTTCGGTCACCGCATATTGGCCAGAGAGATCGATCAGGCAGCGGTCGACGGTTGCGCGGCAGCTCTCTACCCCGATGCCGGGCCGGCAACGCGGAATAGGCAGGTCTACACGCCCGTCAGCGCGGTATTGAAGCATGCGAGCATCGAAACCAAGATCCGCCGCCCAAAGGGCGCGCAGGGCCATCAGCGCCGGGAGTGGCTAAGCCCGGATGATGCCGATCGATACCTGAAGGCGGCGTCGGCCGTCAGGATTGAATTCGGGATATTCGTGCTCGTCCTACTCGCCACTGGAATGCGCCTCTCGGATGCCCTCGGCCTTGATTGCAGGAACGTTGATCTGCGGGCCGGGACGGCATTCGTCGCGCGAACCAAGAACGGGGATGCGAGGAACGTCTATCTGCCGCCATCGGCCGTTGCGGCGCTCGCATCGCTCCCGGCTGGCCTTGGACGATCTGGCAGGGTGTTCCCGTTCAGGAAGTCAGGCGCTCTTTACCGGATGCACAGGACGGCGAAGACCGCCGCCGGGCTGCAATGGCTCACGTTCCACCACCTCTGCCACACATGGGCGACATGGATGCGGCTATACGGCGGGATCGAAAGCCGGGACCTTCTGGCAACAGGGCGCTGGAGAAACAAGAAATCCGCTGAGCGTTATGACCATATCGAGGTTCTCGACCCGGCCAAAAGAGCCGATGCGCTACCCCTGACTTGGGCGGCGAAATCGGTGTAA